ATTCACTTTTAAATTTCTATTCAAGACTCTTTTCTTGACATACTCCTGCTTTTTTAAATTTACCCCATCCAATCTAATCGCTTTAATCTTGATAATTTCTTTCTTTTCTCCTCCAATTAACGGCATACTCGATAATGGCATATAGATATAGTCTCCTCCAGCTACCGGTTGCAGTCCCTCTGACATTCTAATCTCATTTGTCGTCAACCACTTATTCCATCCTTCAGTTTTTCTTTTCAAATCCATCTCTTCGTCTGCTCGAGCCAATGGCTCAAAATCAAGCCACAAATCCGAACCAAACATTGGCACCAAAAACTCGTTCAATTGTTCGATCAGTTCAGTGGCTAATGGTTCTAATGTCCATTTGTTAAACGCATATTCAGCCGCTATCGCACTTGCGCGATTTACATCCTCAAATACGCCCAGAATCGGCTTTGGCACGCCAAATATTGTTAATATCTCATCCCTGTTCATCTTGCGACTTTCAATAAAGTCCAAATCTTTTGGCGGTAAGGTTGCTGGCTTGAATTTCATACCTGCCTCCAAAACCTGTACATTATAGGAATTTTCAAATCCCTGATATTTCTGTTTAAATTCTTTCTTCAATCGGCTAATCATACCCTTGCTGGCATTGCCTTCCAATTCCAAAAAGCCGGATGGTCTTGCATCGTTTTTTAGTAAATTGCTATTTGATTGCATAATATAGTCATCATTCTCGGCCGTTTGTCTTACGGCTTCAATCACACCAATGCCCTTGTCGGGATTACGTGGGTTATAGTTTTTCAACCAAATCACTTCTTCCTTGGCAAATGTCTTTTTGTATGCACCAATCTCGTAAGTATAATTTATAATCTGCCCATTACCATCGCGAATAACTTTAAAATATTCTGGTCTCGCCAAATATATATTCGATGGATATTTGTCGCTGTCTTTATTCTTTGACAAAATCCATGGACTGGCACCAAGTAAATCACGATAGACAAAACTTAACTGTAAGAAATTGTATTTCGTCATTTCGGGATTGACTCGATATAGTAAATCTAATAGCTCATGTTCAATTACTTCCTCAACATCGCCATTACGTTTGAGTCGATACAACTTAAAATCAATCTGTGCTAAACCCATGCTTCGTCTGGCGACACAGGCATAAACCCAGGACTTATAGAAATCCAAAGCATCCGAGCGTGTAATAACACTCGACATCATGCCACTATTTACAAGGAATGAAAATGGCACGCCTTGGGTTACTGTTTTAAATAATTTATTCCAAAAACTCATATTATTTTGGCAAATCGCTTTTAACTTTTATTAAAATATCGTCAAAGGTAATCTTTTGACCGTCCTCGAAACGAACTTCAATCTCGGCGAAATACTTGCCCACCTCATCGAAGTTCCCTGCCTCTACCGTGTACTTCAATTCACCTTCGATTCCGTCAACGATAGTCATATCGCCCTCGAACTTAATCACGCTCGTCCCTTTCTTTTGCACCCGAAACTTCATCCCTGATGCACCGTTCAAATTAATCGCATTGCCGTTAAAATCTTTCAAATGAAAAACCAAATCGTACTTCTCATCTCCTTTGATTGTCTCAATGTTTATTCTCATGATCTTGATTTAATAAAAAACTCTCGTGCTCCCTGCGTGACTTCGTAGATTTTCTTTTTGGCACTGGAAAATAATTTGGCAAAAGTGTCGAGCTTAACGATTGTATATAATCCCTTGCTTATTACCAGCTGATAAAATCTAATTGGGATTACGGCAACCGTACCAAAACTTGCTACACTCATGCTTTTAAATCTCGTGGCGATTTGGCTCATACTCATAATGCCATTACCTAATACACTGATCGCCTGCTTGATAACCGGCTCGGTATAATACACCTTGAAAGCGAAATCATTGGCCGCATGAGGCGAAGTGCCGATATATGACATTTCATCCGGATACGGATTGCCTCCCGAATTCTTGCCCCAGGCCATATATGTCGCTCCCGGGCGTTGCAGATTGATATAATAAACTCTGCCGGGCGTTACCTCAAAAACATCATTCAGCCAAAACTCATTCCATCCTTCGTGTCCGAAATGAACATCCTGGCGATACAGTTCGGGTCCGGTCAAATTATCCTTAATGGCAATCGCCATATCCGCCACATTCGGCGAACCCTGCGCATACAAATCAATCTTGCAAATATTCTTCATGCCAACTGGAATCAAAATACCTTGATGCCAAGTAAGACCGGTAATCGTCGATGAATTGTTGACCGAAGTCTGGCTAATGCCTAAAATCGCTTCCATATCACTGAATTTCAAGAATTATCGTAAATTCCACCTTGTCCCCGCTATTTACCCCGATGCCTCCGAAATCGCCGTGGATGAGCAAATTTCCCGCCGTAATGGCCGTAAACAACCCCGCCTCGGTGATAGTCTTAGTCGCATTGGCCGTGTGCATACTGACCCACTGAATCTGATCCGACCTCGGCTGTGTCCTTGTCGCCAATATTCTCGCCTCGCTTGATTCGTTAAACAAGGTCGTGTTGTTTTTCGATATCGTTCCCGTGCCTGTTCCCCAACCCACATACTCACCCACTGCCAAAGCCTGATCGTCAATCTTATCAATAATCCAATCCTCACAAGAATTGGTCAACACCACTGCAAAATACAAAATCCGATTGATTAGCTTTTCAATTTTATTCTCAATTGTTAAAATCATATGTTTATCTTTTAATGAAATTATTTCTAAATCTTAAACCTCGTCTCAACATCTTCCGTTCCTCCCACTTACCGTTCCGATACACACGCGCATAAATATCGGCTCGTCTGGCCACCAACACTCTCATGCCTCCGCTGATCTTATTCAAGAACCGCAATAATGTTTTTAATATTTGTCTTTTAATCCACATCATAGGGTTATAATTCTCGGCACCGGCCGTTTAGCCAGTTCGAAATACATTCTAAACATCAAGGCATCGGCCACATCGGGCGACCGTCCAATATTTTCCTTGATCACATCTTTATCAACCAACGAAATCCGGGTGTCCTTGTCAACATTCTTCTGCTTCACTTGCTCCAACTCTTCAATTAACAAACGTTTAATCTCACTGTCTCTCGGCTCATCGATTCCCAACTGTCCGTCCTCTGCCAACTGTGCCATTTTGAAATAGCACTGGGTTTTTAGATTGGCGTAGTTAACAATCTTTGTTTTATCCAATCTAGCCTCATCTGGCTGTATCGCTTGCGAATTGTTAACGAAACCGACACAACCATCAATCTGATCTACTACACCCCCACCAACACCATCCTCGTCCAAAATAATATGTGAATGCCTGACCTGTTTTTTCTTGGCGTAGTTAATAATCCACTCCGCCGACTTGCTCGTACTTTTCTTAATGTCATAATCCAAAATTGTTATTTCCTTGACCTGTAACCCCTCCCAATAAATGACAATCATCTTGTCTCTGCCTTTTCTTGCCACATCGCCGGTGATATACTTCTCTCGACTCTTTACCGCCTTATTAGTAAACAAATCACAAATCGTGTCGTAATCAAACAAACAAGCCGGATCGTCGTCATAATTCCAATTACCCAATAGCAATCTCTCCCTCGTCGCCTTATCCTTGATACTTTTCAGATTGTTAATGTAATGCTTGGAAATGTAGGGATTATCAATCGCCAAGGCCTGAATAAACTTCTTCTCAACCTCCAATCTTTTCTCCTCCCATAATTTATAAAATTCCTGATACACCCACTGCTTGCTCGGATTGCAAGTCCCTAATATTTTCGGTATCAACCCGAATTCATCCAAACGATATCTGATTCTCGACTTTACAATGCTCCACGCCTTGAAAGTAATCTGATTCACTTCATCAATAAACGCTCCCGTAATTTCCAAACTGCCCAGACTGTCGAAATTCGGATCGGACGGATACAGGAATAAATCCTTGAGCAAAATCGTGCTCTTGTTCGTAAAGGTGATTAAACCCTCATGTGCATTGTATTTAAAGTCATCCTCGTTCCTGATATCCCACATCTTGCAAACATCGAAAAATGTCTGCAAGGTAGTCTCTTTCAAGCTCTTCAATTTTGAACGACCCAACAACCATCGACTCCCCGGATACTGCCCGCACATAATGATCAACCAAGCGCAACCCAACAAACTCTTGCCTCCACCAGCTCCTCCACCAAACAACAATTCATTTGTTAAATCATCCAGCAAATACTCCCAGGCCTCATTCTGTTTTTTGGTTTGTTCCCAGTTTATCTCCATTTGATTTATTGCCAACGGTTGAAATCTTCACTTTAAAAACCCTGTCGTCTTTATTTCCCAACTCAATACTTTCCGTCGATTTACCAATCTGCCGATCGAGATATTCTCTGATGGCCGCAATATTTCCCTTGACTCCTTCCCTAAAAAGAACGGTTAATAGAATCGACACTCGCGCTTGTTTTTTGCCGTTTACCGTTTCCGCTTCCAAACCATGTCCCTCAATCAAATCTTTCATCTGCCTGACTGCTTCCTTGTCCTCCTTGCGTGGTCTACCCGCTCCCAACCTCGTTCCACCCGACTTTTTCTCTGCCCTCGACTTCAATTTTGATTTCGTGATTTTATTCAAATAATCAAAATTATTCGATTTTTTTGGCTTGTTTTCCGGTGTAGCTTTCATATCTTTTAAT